ACGTTTAGTCTCAACATAAACAGCTCTGGCCAGTTGTTTGGATTTATCCCGTCCTCCTAGAACTACTGGTAGGATTGCCCTGGATATGGCCCGAACAATTTCGGCCGTAACCCTTAGTCCTAGGTATGGCGACAGGATTTCCGCCAACACCCGGGTGATCCTACGGGTCAATTCCTGCTGAGCTCGGTATATCTCACTCGGTGTCGGTCGTGCCATCGATGGCCCCGCCGCTCAGAAAATCCGAGAACGTCTCCATAGCAAGTTCGTCCCTCATTTCCTCCCGAGACTCAGGGTCTACATCGAGGAATCTCCATAGGTATTCTCGAGAGAACAGAGGCCCCTGCGGAGTTCGAATCTGAGAAAGCTTCATCGCCGCATCCGCCATGGCTGATGGGGTAACGCTGCCGGGGTCTGCCCATGTCATTTTGACCCTCGCGAACTCCTCGATGTTACCCAGGCCGACTACCTGCGCGCCTTTTCTCAGGGCCCGCTCCCACGCGGGTGTCATTCCCCGAGCGAATCGTTGAGCTCTACGGATCAGTCGATCATTGTGCCCTCGAATTGCGTCACCGGACTCTGGGTTGGCCTCACTGGAGATCCCCAGGAAATCCAGCGGAAGCCCAGACACCGCACTTGCTTGTCTAGCTACCACCGTGAGAGACGTTGCGTAGTTCTGAAGCTGTGCTGCGGAGTATTCGCCGATTTTCGCGTCACCTGTGAGTACGAGGTACCTGCGCAGTACCATCTCAGCCTGAGTGACCGGAGGGATGTTTTCGTCCTCGCTCCCGGCAAAATCCTCCTCATCGGCTTGCATGATCACCCTCTGCGGAATAGCAGAGAATTCCTGGGCGATTTGCAGGTTCGTCATCGCGCGAATGGCAGCATCCTGAAGGTCCCACAGCGCCTGATGCTCAGGGACTCCGAACGGGTTTCTGCGAGAGCGCCTATTAATTAGCGCCTCGACAGGAGGCTCACCGAGGTTGTGTTCTCGATCCTCAATGTCAGGGTCAGAAACCCATTTCCCGCGATACCTCACCAAATACCGTGTGATATTCGGCTCGTATACCGTCACGCGGTCATGTTCGTCAATGTGATACGCAGGCTCCTCGATATTAGATTTATAGGATCTGATAGCCCACAGCACCTTGCCGCTGCGGGGGTCCACGTGAGAGTAGAACGAGGAGGGAGACTCGGCTGTGAATAGAGGAGTATCTGTTATCTCCGGATGAGCTGAGACCACCACATAGGCTATCCCCGTCCGCAGTGCCTCATCGTGTGCCTGAGACATCGCCTCGCGGAGATCTGAGTCATCAATCCAGCGCCGGAGTTCTGTTGTTAGCTCCTCGTTCCCGGGGATTGATATATCCTTAAGTTCTATCCTCTCCTCAAGCGCATTGCATAATGCCTGGCACCAGGCAATTCTCGTTTTCAGTGGCTGGAGTTGCGGAGGAATTGTAACTGCAAGGTGCTCTGGCTCAGGCCTCGAACTTGAGTATTTATACGCTCTGCGCAATGAATTCTGGCGGCTTGCCAGAATCTGTAGCATTTTCTCAACCGTAGGTACAGTAGCCATCAGCCAGGCCATCTCCTTAATTCCCCGGCATCTAGCCGGTTTCACCTCAGTCGAACAAGACGACCAGGTCTCCTCTGCTTTCTCTTTGGGTTAGAGACCAGGTACTCACTGCGCGCCATATCCGCGAGCAATAGTGCGGCGTACGCGTCAATTTTCCGGATCGAGTGTTTCGACTCTTTGCCAAACGACATTCCGTGTCGGTTCATCCGGATATGCGCGTTGAGAGCATGACGACGAAGAGTGCGGTTCCCGTCGTGCTTCAACATTCCGTGCTGAACGGCAGCAACAAGAGATTCATGAGCCTGCGTGAAACGCTGCTGATTCCCACGCATATCCGCCCGAATCGGGTGATCCTTCTGGAAACGGGCGATTAGGCCATCCCCGTATTGCTGTTCCCAGCGATCCAAATACCCCTGAATAGGGTTAACGTCGGAGAACCAGCCCACAACCTTGTATGTGCTGAATGCCCTGGCTATCTCAGCATCGAACCTGCCGATGTCGACCTGCCAGCTCTCCGCGTTTAGGGGTTTCTCCTGAATATGGAGGAGAAACGCGGCCCTGTCCTCTACCCTCATCGCCACTAGAGCAGAGGAGTCGTCGGACAACGACACGTCCAACCCTAGAGTGATGATGTCCCCAGGATTTAATCTGAGACTCTCATCTGCATTCTGGTCCCAATCAAAGGCCTCATATATCGCACCATCAGCGGCCGCGTTTATGTTGAGCTCGAATCGCATAATCGATTCAACAGATGTTCGGCCGCTGAGCGCCACAGCCAGTTTCCGGTCGACGTCGAGCCACCACGCGTCCCCCCGCGCCTGGTCGATTCCATGCCTCAGAGATTCCCGATCTCTAGGGTTGGTATCGGCCGGAGCAGAAAGACTGTCGTAATTGACCCCGGTATCGACCATTCGCCCATCTTGAATGGCCTCGTAGTCCTGGTGGATCTTCTCTAGAACCGACTCTTCTCCTACCGCATACGCGTTGCTGGAAACCAGCACCCTGCACCAGGGGTCCTTAGCAGCACCGCGCTCCATCGCCTCGAACATCGCCGTACCAGAGTTCGAGTTAACCCAAAGCCCGACCTCGGTACCCGACTGGAAACTCGGGCGCTGACCCTCAATCCGGCGAGGGTTTGAGGTCACGGACTCCATCCGGCCACCCGTGGCGGTGAATGTCAGCTCCTTCCCGAAATCGATGCCGAAATGCTCGATCATCGCATCGGAGGCTAACTGCCTAAAGTACAGGCTCGTGTTAGCTGTCTGCTCTAACGATGTCGCAGCGACAATGACCCAAGGGTTCCTGGCAGGCTGTACGTCGACGTAGCCATTCTGATTCCGGTACGGTCGACAATTACCGACCAACTCGAAGAGACACATGATCGCCTGGATCATGTCCTTTCCCGCCCCCTTAATGCGAACGAGCGCAGACAGCGGGAACACGAAACGGAGTGTCTCTGGGTCAACTGCGTTGATCCAGAGAATCATTCGCTGTTGTTCTGGGGTCAGTCTCAGCGGTTCGCCGTCGTGCTTCAGCCACTTCTCAGCGAAAGCGATGCATGACCATCCAACGGTCTCGTCATACCCGAGATCCTCAGGTAGTAGCCAAGACCCGTCGGATTTTTTCACCCATGTATATCCGGTAGCATTCCGGGCGTAATATGCTCCCGGAGGGAGCTTTGTCACCGGGAGCCTCCTCCCTATTAACGAAGACGCTAATATTGGCCCCAGACGTGCTCACCACTCTATTCTGAAGCCAATTTTCTTCTTCGATCAACGATGTCTAGCACAGGAGCAGCCTCCTGTGCGTCTCGTCGTTCAATTTCAATCCGAAGTCTCCTTCGAGCACCCTCGGTCGTTAGGAGATCATTCATAGCCGCAAAAAGTGGAGGCATGGCAGCTGCACTGACTCCTGCCTTACGGTCCATCTGGTCACTGAGCATTTGAGCCACGATCCGGGCCTGAGCAACGTCTGACTGCTGGAGGAAGCACGCGATAGAAGGCTTTTGTAGAGACAAATACCACTCAGTGACAAGCGGATGCCACGAAGGGAGGGGTTCAGGCCATTCGATCTCATCAGGAGCGACCTTGTCGGTTTCAGGCTTAGCGTTCCGTCGCCTCACCTGATCAGTCCGTTTAGGCATAGGCCCAGGCATAATCCCTCCTTCCTTTCAATGAATCCACTTGTACGCTTTCCTAGGAATTCCACCGTGGCCTAACAACGACTCTTCGTCACGGTGATCCACCCACGAGGGCCACGTATAGAGCGTCGAAACTCCCCGACGCTCGTACCAACGACTGATCCGTTGGTCGTACGGGCTCCGATGGTGCTTAGTCGCGGCCAACAACCGGGGAATGTGCCGCGTTGGGAGTGCGAACGCCACTCCCCAGAGCAACCAGGGCAGCTCAATCCAATTCCCGGAAGCCTGAGTGATCGCCCTCCGGACGTAAGGCTGGCGAGAAGTGGGCTTGCCGGTGCCAAGGTAGAGCGAGACAGGGCCCTGATGATCAAGCCCTGTAAGTGCTGAAAGTCGAGAGCGAAGGTCTCGGCAAATGAGCGCGTCATCCTGTACGACTAGGTGCCAGGAAGCGGAAGGGTCGAACATCTCCCACGCCCTAGCACCTGTGTCCCACTCCACCCCGTCTTGGTCCCACGAGATCGGTGCGTCCAGCTTCCGAGACAGCTCTAGAGCCCACTCCTTACGGGCAGGATGGGCCATGATGGAAATGCTTACTTGTGTTTCCACCATGAGACCTCGTTTCGCTCTTCTGCCTTGAAAACCGTATTCACGTGCGAACCGTAAGAGAGAACGTCAGCGAATCTCTCGTAAGCAACAACATTAAAGAAGCCCATATCGCCGACACCCGCGCGGGCGTGCTCCCAACCCATGATCCAATCAATCTGATCGTCAAAGAACTCCTTGACAATCGCATGAGTGAAGGCCATCACCGTTTCACGGTCGCCACCGATAAGACCAGCGTTCAAAAGCTGGTAATTCGGGTGCGACTTGAAGAACTCCTGAATCTTCGTATCGGGGTGGTTCTTTAGCATCCACGAATTGCGG